TTTGAATATCTTTCGTTACAAGGGGTTCTTGTTAAAGCTTGGAAGCAGTACGTTAATTATGTTTTTAACCTGCATACCAAGACTGAACTCCTTACGATTGATGATTCCCTTCCTCTTTGGGAGTTAGCTCCCGTCTCTTGGAAACGGTTCTTTTCTAAAATCCGTTATGAAAAGGATCGATTTAAGCCAAAAACTATGTATTCGGTCTACTCTGTCTTTCAGGGTTTAAAGAAAGGTTTACTTCCTTTGCGACCCGAAAACATGGCTAGTCAGCTTAAAGCTCATGGGAAATCTCTTTCACGTAATGTGGAAGAGTTTTCAGGAGATAATGATCTGTTAACAGATCTTATCGTTCGTGCGGTGAAGATTTTCGGAGTGGAGGATCTTAATCAAATTCCAACTGTTAAAGGTATTTCGCGTAAAGCTACTGTTGAATCTTCCATGTTTAATGGAGGTTCAGTAGGTTACCTAACCGACAGTTTATTTGGATTAAACCATACTCACCGAAGGACATTAAAGGGTAAATCGTACTGGGTTATGCCAGATGCGGAGATTCATTTTCGAATCTCATCCTTTAATACTTTCCTCGGTTATGTAGGAAACTCCGATACTTCAATGTACCCCCTTTATGGTCCTGATTTGACCGATGGTGATCTTATGGAAAGATACCAAAAGTCTTATCTTCCTTCTAATGTTGGAAGTCTAGCTATCCCGGCTCTTATTTTAGAGCCGATGAAAGTTAGAATCATTACTAAACCTGAGGCGGGTCAATTCGCACCTATTCAATTTGCGCAAAAACGAATCTGGAAACAGCTTGCTTATCACTCTTCAAAAATATTTGAATTTACAGGTCATCCTGTAGATGAAGAGAATATAATGCAATTTGTGACCGATTCTCAGTTCGAGACTGGAGATCTTTGGATTTCTGGCGATTACTCTGCTGCTACTGATAATATTTCAGCCGCAGTAACGAGAGAAATTACCGAACGTATTTTTAATCAATATAGATTTTCCCACCCTGAACTTTATGACAGGGTTATGAAATCATTATTTGATTGTACGATCGATTATACTCAATGTAATCTGCCTTCCGATGATCCCTGGGCTCTCGAATTGGTTGCTCAGATTGATCCTGATGACCCTTTAAGTGCGTCAGATCATTGGAGAAAGTTCTGTGAGATACCTGATAGTGTACAACAAATTAATGGACAATTGATGGGTAATGTTTTATCATTCCCTATATTGTGCCTTACTAACTTTGTTGCATACTGGTATTCTTATTGTACTTTTTCCAATTGTTTTGTCCCCTTCGACTTATTACCGCCTGTTAGAATCAATGGTGATGACATTTTATTTAAATGTTCTCCTGCATTTTATGCACATTGGTTACAAGAAATTCCTAGATTTGGTTTTATACCATCTGTTGGGAAGAATCTTGCTTCTGATAAATTATTTCAGATTAACAGTTGCCTATTCCTACCTTT